TTTCATTGGTTGGTCTTTCTGAAATACTACATATTCATTAGTTAAACCTTGTGCATGTAATTGTATATTTACAGTATCACCTTTTTTTGGTTGTATTGGTGTTGTCATTATATTATTACATATATCTTATTTTCAATTTAGAAAAAATTAAATTTATTTTTTTCGTTTTTTAAATTTTATTTATAATTTTTCTAAAAATTATAATTTTGTTTTTATATATTTTTTGTATAACTTTTGATAAATAATTATTTTAATTATATTATAATTTTTATTTTTTAATTTTTTTATAAATATTAAAAATTCCAGTCATTAATAAAATTAAAAGAAAAGATTAATTTGTATATATTTATTTAAAATAATATATTTATTTACTAAATGTTATACGAAAATATTGATGAATTTATTAATAATAATAATGATCATCTAATTTCATTTACTGTCAGTACTAATAATAATCTTAATTTAATCCATAATTTATTTCAAAGTGCACAAAATAATAACATTAAACTTGTTTTATTTGCTTTAGATAAATATATTGCTGAATTTATACAAAATAAATTTGATGTAGATATTGTTATGTTTATAATGAATGATAATAATCCCAATGAAAATAAAGAATTTTTTAATTTTGAATTTGGAACTGATGAATGGAAACAAATTGTTTATTATAGATATTTTATAACTCATCGCCTATTAAAAGATGGCAGAAATATTGTTTATTTAGATACAGATATTTATATTAACCGCAATTATATTTTAGATATAAAAGAAAAATTAAGAAAAAATGATATTGTTATTCAAAATAATGGTAAAAACTGTTGTACTGGATTTTTTGCTATGAAATCATGTCGGAAATTAATTAATTTTTTTAGTAAAAAAAATATGTTGAAACTTAATTGCTATGAATTTGGTGGTAATGGTGGTTCATCAGACCAAAAATTTTTTAATCATTTTATTGGAATGCACATGGATGAATTTAATTGTGTTATGTTAGAAAGAAACTTTTATCCAAATGGAAATTATTATTATGATAATTATGAAATAATTGATGAATATTGTTTTATAATTCACTTTAATTGTGTTCAAGGTGAATTTAAAAAAATAAAAAGAGTAATACAATATAAAAAATTATTAGTGGATTTAATTGATTATTTACCCGATGACCAATTAGAAGATCCACAAATTATGAAATATAAAAATTTATTAGATGAAATAAAAAAATAATTAATTTATAAATTATTATTATATGTCTAAAAAATATATTAAATCAAAAAAAAAAGTGGGATGGACATCGTTTTATTTACTTTGTATTATTGTTTGTTCAACTATTATTGTAATAATTATTATTTAATTATTTGTTTTTTTCACCAATATTATACGTTTTATCTACGTAGTTATCATTCTTTTTTAATTCATATATTTCTAAATTTTTATCATTATAAATTGATTTTAATGTTAATACTACATAATTTTGCGGTCTTCTTTCAAAATTAGAATATTTACCCTTTTTTGGAATATTTCTTGGTGCTATTAAATATGCTGTTCCATCATTTTCTAATAATTCTTGTATATTTTCTATAATTTCTTTCCTAATTTTACTTGAAACTACATTTAACACATTTATACAAACTATATTTTTAAACTTTTTTTGTGGAAAATTATCAAAATAATATGGGTCATATTTGTCCCAATGAAAATAATCAGCATCAAATCCATAACCACATCCATAATCTAATACATTTTCATCTTTATTCATATTTAATAAATTTAATTCATTTAAAATTGTTGCCGCTTTACTTGGATTTTTTCGATTCATAGCACCACCAATTAATACTTTTGTTTTATTTACACGTGATAAATTATTTTTCATGAATATTATTATATCATTTATTTTTAAATTAATTTTTTTTATTTTTATAAAAATCATTTAATGTTTTTCTAAATGCATCTACTACATTTTCTTCATTCGAATACAACTCCACATTAGGTAATTTATATATTTCCTGTAAATCATTATCTATAATTGCCTTTAACTTATATCCCCTTATATAATTAACTGTTGATGTTAATTTTGTTTTATAATATTGTTTATTTGTATCTTTTAATGTTAAAGTAAATATACAATAACAATCTAAGAATTCTTTATGATAATCAATAAAATTTAAATCTTTTTTTACTTCAATTTTATGTTCATATTTTTTAAATTCTTCAGGCAATTCACCACTACCTACTACTTTTAATCTAAAAGGTTTATCATAATCATTTTTTAATATATTTAATAATAAATTTAAATTTCTTCTTCGTGCATGTTTCCCACCAATATGACCTTGAATAGCATATATTGGTATATCTTTATTCATATTTTTTTTTGACATGTGAGGCATAATGTCAGCATATATAAATCTCTTTGCCATTGGTGTTAAATAAAATACATTTTCCATATTTTTCAAAGTAGGCTCAATATCATGACAAATAAAAAAATATTTTTTATTATCAAGATTTTTAATTATATCATAATGCTTTGGATAAATTGAACAATCAATATGATAATCATAGTTTTTTGCCATTTCAAATTTAATACTAGGATATTTTTTATTTATATATTCTTGAAAACTTTTGTCCCATTCATGTACTTTTAAATATATTTGTGTTATATTTTTATTACTTATAATAATATGATATTTATTAATAATACTTTCAATTATTTCATAATGTCCTGCTATTTTATTAAATATTTGTAGAATCATTTATTTAATTATTTATATTATTTTATTTTTTTATTTTATATTAATTACTATGAATTTAATAATATCATCATTTACATTAAATCAAAATTTTCTAAACATTTTTAATAATAAAAATATAAAATATAAATTTTTATTATATAATGATTTATTAAAAAAAATTAACAAAAAATATTTACAATCTTCTAAAATAATTTTTTTTTATGAAGAAGAAAATAAAGAAAATGATTTAAATATTTTAATATCTTTATTTAAAAAATATAATAAAGAACTTCAATTATTTTTAATTAATTTCCATAACTTTGAATTAAATGATATGTCCTTATTTTTTATTAATGAATTTTGTAATTCACATTTTTTATTAAATGATTTCACTTTTTTTCAAAATAAAAAAGATTCAACATTTTTTCCAACTATTTTATTTAATCATAATATCCAAAAAAATATAATTATAAATGGTGTCTGTAAAAATATTGTGAAATATATTTACAATTCTTTATATAAATTTTTATATTTAACTCAATATTTTCAAAAATCAAAAATAATTATTTATGAAAATGATTCTATTGATGATACACTCAAAATATTAAATGAATTTAAAAATAAATACAAAAATCAATACAAAAATCAATACAAAAATATTGATATTATTATTTTATCTGAAAAAAATATTCAAGGCTCATTAACTCAAAGAATTTCTCATGCACGAAATACTATTTTGAATTATATCCACAATAATCAATTAAATCCAAATTATCTAATTACTTTAGATATGGATGATGTACTGTTAGATTTTCAATGTGATTCCATTTTATATCCTTTTAAAGAAAATATGAAATGGTCTATGTTTGGAGGAAATTCAGAAATATATTATGATATGTGGGCATTAAGAACTTTGAAAGAACCTTATAAAGATTTTTGGAAAGATAAAAAAAATAATAATAAAATGATTATGCCTATTGAAAAAATATTAGAATCATATTTTAAAATTAATCCAGATTCACAACCTATTCCTGTATTTTCTTGCTTTAATGGAATTGGTATCTATAAATATAAAGATATACTTAATTGTTATTATAATGGAAATGAAACTTGTGAGCATATTGAATTTCACAAAAATATGATTACAAAAAATAATGCAAAATTATTTATTCACCCAAAATTAATTGTTGGCCCTCATAAAATTTTAAGTAAGCCTATGGGATTCTATAAAATTAATAAATTAGTAAAAAATAATATTTAATATTATTTACATAATTAATGTTAATTGCACATATTATAAATCCTGTGTTAGTCGATGAAAATAATTCAAGTTACCTATATTATACACAACCTATTACTTTTGAATCTTTACATAAAGCTAAATTATATGCTGAAAATAAACAAAAAGATTTACAAATTGAATTATATACCATTGCTTATCCTGAAGATAATACAATAATACCAGATTATTTTATAAAATTACCATGTTTAACTAGTTCAACACAAGATTTTTATCCTGATATTTCTGTAAAAAAATTACCATTTTTACAAGATATATTTGATTCAATAAACAAATATATTAGTGCTGATTATATTATTTTTACCAATACTGATATTATTGCTCATTATAAATTATATGATTTTATATATGAAAATATAAAAAAATTTAATTATGATTCTATGATAATCAATAGAAGAGATAATATTCCTAAATTTATTAATAATATACAATTAAATCAAGAACATTTAAATATTATATTTGAATTAGAAGGTGAAAAACACATTGGACGTGATTGTTTTGTAATCGAAAAAAAAATATTTAAAAAAATAAATATGGAAAATATTTTTATAGCTCATCCTCCTTGGGGATTAATTTTAATGAAATATTTAGATAAAAATTCCAATAACTTTAAATTATTTAGAAATGAATATTTAACTTTCCATCTAGGAAATGATAATAATCATAAAAATAATAATAAACAAGATCCATTGACTAAAATAAATTACTTAAATTCAAAAAAAATTAATTATTAGTTAACAAATCATTTAACTCATCCAATCTTATTCTATTTTCTTCATCTAACTTTTTTGCCTCTCTTAAACCAAACTTTGTCGTAAATAAATTATCTTCTATTTGCTTAGCCATACGAATATCATATAACTCTTTTGTACCAATCACTGATTCCTCATAATCCATATTTCTTCCTATCATCCCAAAAACAATACATCTTTCTACATCATAACCACATAATAAATCTGCTTCTCTAACAATATGATACGACTTTTGATACTCTTTTAAATCTGGGAATCCATTTTTTTTTACTTTGGAATAAGACATTGTTCCAATTATTTTTAATATTATATCAATTTCATTTTTTTTATAATTAATTGTTTCTATAAATTCTTTAATATCATTTAATCCTTTATTTACATCCATATATTTACTATCACACATATCATGTAACATTGCTGATGTATAAATAATTTTTTTTTGTTTTTCTAACTCTGGAAATAATAATAATTCTTCATTATAAATTTTTTGTGAATACTTTAATACATCCATACTATGTTTCACAGCATGTGATTCATCTATACTTAATTTTATACACCTATTTAAAATAAAATTATAGATTAATTTATATGGTATCAACATACTTTATATAAATATATAAACATGTATTTATATGTTTTTAAAATTATTTTTTAAGAAATTACATATATTTTAATTATTTTTCATAATTAAATATTTCAAAATCATCTTTATACATTTCATAAACAATTGATTTTAAATCTTCATCATAATAATCTTCATAATTATATTTAAATTTTGAAGCATTTTTTTCAGACCTTATTAATTCTTTATCAATATCTAGTATTTCACAAATATTTAACCATTCTTCATTTAAATTTTCTAATTTATAAATTTTATTTACTATTTTTATTTTTCTATAATTATGCGTAAATAAATATTGAGGTAAATAATGTGAAACATACAAATGGTCTTTTTCTTTATTTTTTAATACATAATCAAATTTATTTTTTAATTCATATACAAAATCCTTAAAACTATCTAATTTTTTGATAAATCTTGAATATTGATATTTACAATAATGATATTCTGATACTAATCGTGCATAGGGATTTCTAACAATAGCAAAACTGAAATATGAATTATCATAATATTTACAATTTTTTTTTAAATAAGCCATGGTTGAATGATCTAATTCATATTTTGTTTCATCATTTCTTATATTTCCATACCAATTAAATTTATTAACTAATTGATATCTAAATAATGGAAAATCACATAAAACTGTTTCTATTGAAGTACCTCCTGCTTTTGGTATATGTATAAATATAGTTTTTAGACTATGTATAATAGGCATAATTATTATAATATTTTTTTAATT